TGGTGGCGGTGGATGACGATACCGGTCTGTGGAAGTCGCCAATCAAGCCTGATCGTCCGTACGCCATCGGCAGCGGCACACCATACGCATTCGCTGCGATGGATATGGGCGCATCTGCCGAGAAGGCCGTCGAGATGGCGGCAAGGCGCGATACAAGCACTGGTGGCAAGGTCCGCACGCTTCGTATCGACCGAGATCAATAAGGATTCGACATGAGCACCAAGCAACCCGACTGGGAGGCGATCGAACGAGCCTACCGGGCCGGGGCGCTTTCCATCCGCACCATCGCTGACCGCAACGGGGTGAGCGACACCGCGATCAGGAAGAAGGCCAAGGCCTTAGGCTGGGAGCGAGACCTTTCCGAGCAGGTCCGTAAAGAGGTTCGCAATAAGCTGGTTCGCGGCGAGGTTCGCGAAGACCAATGTGCGAACCCTGAGCGGGACGCCGAGATCATCGAAGAGGCAGCGGAAGAGGGCGCGACGGTCGTTCGCAGCCACCGCCGCGACATTCGCAAGGCCACGAACCTTGCGAACCTGCTGATGGATGATCTGATGACGACCATCAAGCATCGCGAAGAGATCGAAGAAGAGATCGAGCGCGATACTGCTGATGACCAGAGCGGTTTCCGCCGTAGCGCGATGCTGGGCGCGGTAAGCCTTCCGAGCAACGCCAAAACCCTTTTCCAGCTGTCCTCGGCCATGAAGAACCTGCAGGTGCTTGAGCGCAATGCATTCGGCCTGGACGACAAGGAGCAGTCGAAAGACGCCGATGAGCTGTCGCAGCTGATGGATGAACTATCGAAGGATGCCTGACCATGAAGCCCGAGCACATGAAACTGCTCCGGGACCGGTTCTGGCGGCTGAACAACCTGTATTTCATCACGGACAAGCAGGGCAAGAAGGTCCGCTTCCGCATGACGCAGGAGCAGATCGATTACTTCCAGGGGATGCACACCCGCAACATCATCCTCAAGGCCAGGCAGCTGGGCTTCACCACGCTGGTGTGCATCGTCCAGCTCGACGCCGCGCTGTTCGAGGCTGCCAAGTGCGCCCTGATCGCCCACACCCTGAACGACGCAAAGCGCTTGTTCAGGGAGAAGGTGAAGTACGCCTACGATCACCTGCCCAAGGAGATCAAGGCAGCGAACCCGGCGCGTAACGACGCTGCGGGCGAGCTTGTGTTCAGCAAGGGCGGGTCGCTGTATGTGTCCACCTCCTTCCGGGGCGGCACGCTGCGCTACCTGCACGTTTCCGAGTTCGGGAAGATCTGCGCCAAGTTCCCGCATAAGGCGCGGGAGATCGTCACCGGTGCGTTCGAGGCTGTGGCCGCTGAGTGTTTCGTCACCATCGAATCTACCGCTGAAGGCCGGGCCGGGTACTTCTTCGACTACAGCCAGTCTGCCGAGAAGCAGCAGCTGGCCGGCGTGCCCCTAGGCCTGTTGGACTGGAAGTTCTTCTTCTTCAGCTGGTGGCGCAACCCGCTGTACTGGCTGGACCCGACCGGCGTCGTCATCCCCGACCGCCTGACCAAATACTTCGACGACCTGAACGCCAAGCACGGCATCGTCACCAACCCAGGCCAGCGCGCCTGGTACAGCGCCAAGGAAAAGACCCTCGGCGACGACATGAAGCGGGAGTACCCGTCGATCCCTGCCGAGGCATTCCAGCAGACGATCGAGGGCGCGTACTACGCCAAGCAGTTCACCAAGCTCTACGCCGCCCAGCGCATTGGCAAGTTGCCCGACAACAGCCACCTGCCGGTGCACACCTTCTGGGACATCGGTGTGGGCGACTCCACGGCCATCTGGTTCGTCCGGATCGTCGGTGAGGAGTACCACGTTGTCGACTTCTACCAGAACAGCGGTGAAGGCCTACGGCACTACATGAAGGTGCTGAAGGATCGCGGATACGAGTACGCCGAGCACTGGGGCCCCCACGACATCGACAACCGAGAATTTAGTAGCGACGGCAAGACTCGACGCGAACTCGCGCGAGAGGGCTACGAGATCGACGGCCAGGTGTATCGGATGACCTTCCAGGTGGTGCCGAAGCTTGGTGTTGACGAAGGCATCGAGCAGGCGCGCGAGATTCTGCCCAGCTGCGCCTTTGACGAAGCCAAGTGCGAGGAAGGCATCACCGCCCTGGAAAGCTACCGCAAGGAGTGGGATGACAAGCGTGGGTGCTGGAAAGACAAACCCCTGCACGACTGGTCATCTCACCCGGCCGACGCATTCCGCTACTTCGCCGTGGCCAATACCAAGCGCTCCGTGGTCAAGCACGTACCCATCACGTTCACTTTCTGAGGCCACCCATGCCGAACTTCATTCCCCGGGCAGAGTACTCGGAGGCCTTGCCCGGCTGGCAGCTGGTCAAGCGCTGCGTGGCCGGCGCCCGCGAGGTGCGAAAGCACGACGAATACCTGCCGATGCCGGACCCGGAGAACAAGTCCTCGGAGAACCTGGCGCGGTACAAGCAGTACAAGAAGCGGGCGATGTTCCTGAACATCACCGGGCGCACGCGCACCGGCCTGTTGGGCGCGGTGTTCCGCAAGACAGCCGAACTGCAGCTGCCTGCGGGCGTGGAGTACCTGAAGGAGAACGCCAGCGGCGACGGCACGAGCCTGGAACAGCTGTCGAAAGATTCGGTTGGCGAGTGCCTGGATAGCGGTCGCGGCGGATTCCTCGTGGATTTCCCGGCGGTTGACGGTGTGTCCTCGATGGCTGATATGCAGGGCCGACGCGCCATGATCCATCACTACGGCGCCGAGTCGATCATCGACTGGGATGAGCAGGTGATTGATGGCGTAAAGCGCCTGGTGTACGTCTGCCTACTGGAGTGCGTCTCGGAATTCAGCCCGGAAAGCCTGGAGCGGACCACCAGCACCCAGTACCGCGTGCTTCTGCTGGTCGATGGGCGGTATGTCCAGCGCATCTACGGCGAGGACAAGACTAACTTCACGGAGGTCTCGCCGCTCGACAAGAACGGCCAGCCATTCGATCACATCCTGTTCAGCTTCTACGGCGCCCAGAACAACGACGCCAGCGTCGACAAGTCGCCATTGGAAGACCTGGCCGACGTGAACATCCTGCACTATGGCAACAGCGCCACGGTGGAGGAGAGCGGGTTTATCAGCAGCCAGCCGACGCTGTTCATCACCACCGACATCAGTGCCGACGAGTTCGCCAAGGTGAACCCGAACGGCATGCACATCGGCTCTACCCGGGGCTACAACCTCGGCAAGTCCGGCGATGCAAAGCTTGTCCAGGCGACCGAGAGCCAATTGGCTCGAACGCTGCAGAAGGACAAGGAAGAGCAGATGCTCATGATCGGCGCCCGCATCGTCCAGAAGGCGGGAGGAGCAGAGACGGCTGAGGCTGTGCGCATCCGCTACAGCTCGGACAACAGCGTGCTGGGCACCATCGCTGGCAACGTATCCGAGGCCCTGAAACGGGCCATCCTCGACGCCGAGCGCTTCATGATGGGCGAGCCGGACGAGGTCGGGACGGTCTTCTGGCTCAACCAATCGTTCTTCGACGAGACGATGACCGCCCAGGACATCCTGGCTCAAGTCCAGCTCTGGCAGCAGGGCATCATCGCGAAGTCAGACCTGCGCACCAACCTGCGCCAGGGCGGCGTGCTTGAGGCTGACCGCGCCGACGAACTGATCGACGAGGAACTGGCCCAGCAGCCGCCAGTAACCGGCGATGACACCGGAGGCGGCGAGGATGAGCAGTGACGGCTACCTGTCCGACGCAGCGACTCGCCACCAGGTGCACGTGCAACGTTACGCCGGGGGAAGCCTAAAGCGCCTGGCCAAGTTCATCACGAAGGCCATCAGCACCGCCAAATCGCGCGTATCAGAAGGATTGAGCCGATACGGAACCCAACGGTACGAGAAGCAGATTCAGGAGCTACAGGGCGAGCTGGCTGGCGTATACGGCGAGATGAAGCAGCAGGCCGTGCTCGACCTGACCGAATTCGGTGGCTACGAGGCCGAATTCAACATGACACTGCTGGGCAAGGTCGTGAAGACGGTCGTGCAGCTGAACAAGCCGAGCATTGAGCAGGTCGCCGCCGCAGCGCTGGCCGATCCGCTCGACTTGGAGGTCGGCAAAGGTCGCCAACGCATCAGCATCAACGGCGCGCTCGACCAGTACGGCACCAAGAAGAGCGCCGAGATCATCAGCGAGATTCGAATGGGGTCGGCGTTGGGCGAGACGACTGGCCAGATTACCCGTCGACTCAACTCGCTTGGCGTGCAGCAGCGTGACCAGGCTGGCGCGCTGGTTCGGACCATGACCAATCACATCGCGACCTCGGCGCGGGCTCAGGTCATGGCCGACAACGACGACATCCTCAAGGGTAAGCGCCGGGTCGCCACGCTGGATGGCAGAACCACGCCGCTGTGCCGTGCGCTGGATGGCACTGTTGTGCCCATGACGGCCCCTTCGCCACCGTTCCACTGGAACTGCCGGACCACCGAGATACCGGTGCTCAAGGACGAGTTTGCCCGGGATATCCCCGGCTCGACTCGTCCAGCGGTTGGCCCTGACGGTGCCGAGCAGGTCAGCAGCAAGACCACCTACGGCGAATGGCTTGCACGCCAGCCGGCAGCGTTCCAAGAGGATGTGCTCGGCCCGGCTCGCTACAAGCTGTTCAGCAAGGGCCAGCTCACCATCGACCGGTTTGTCGACGATGACGGCCGCACCCTGACCCTCAAGCAGCTGCGCGAGCGTGAGCCGATGGCTTTCGAGAGGGCCGGACTGAACTGATCCGCGCCACAAAACACGGCGCCTCGATTTCGTGGCGCGCAATTTCCAACCCCTGGCTGAGCTGGGGCTTTTTTGTACCCGCAGGCAGGGCCTGCTCAACGTCTCTGGGAGACAGCAATGACCTTGAAATTCCAACTGGACAGCCTCGAAGGCGTCGAAGAATCGGTAGCAGCCCTGTACGTCGAGAAGGACGGCAAGTTCGTCCTTGGCATCGATGGTCTACCGCAGCAGGAAGATGTCACCGGCCTGAAGGCCAAGGTGGAGGAGCTCCTGGGCGAGAAGAAGGCCGCCGAGAAGGCCCGTCGCGAGGCCGAAGAGAAGGCACGCACCGAGGCAGAGGAGGCCGCCCGTAAGGCTGGCGATGTCGAGGGCCTGGAGAAGTCCTGGTCCGAGAAGTTCGCCCGCCGTGAGGCTGAGCTGACCGCCCAACTCGAAAGCACCAACAGCACCCTGCAAGGCCAGATCCGGGATCTGACCGTGGGCCGTACTGCTACGGAGATCGCGACCGCCCTTGCTGTCCCTGGCAGCGCCAAGGCATTGCTTCCCCACATCGAACGCCGGCTGAGCGTCGAGCAGCGCGACGGTAAACCCACCGTCGTCGTGCTCGACGCCGCCGGCAAGCTCTCGGCGGCAACGCTGGACGAGCTGAAAGCAGAATTCACCAACGATCCGGCCTTCGGCCCGCTGATTGTTGGCAGTAAAGCATCTGGCGGCGGGGCCGGCGGTGCAAAAGGTGGCGGCGGGGCCGCGCTGAAACGTTCCGAAATGTCCTCTACCCAGAAGCGCGAGTTCATCGAAGCGCACGGGCAGAGCGCCTACCTCAAATTGCCCAAATAGGGAGTAACACATGGCGACCACCGTCAACTCGGACATGATCGTTTACAACGATCTTGCCCAAACCGCCTACCTGGAGCGTATCCAGGACGTGATCGATGTCTTCAACGCCTCGTCGAATGGCGCAATCGTGCTGAACAACGAGCTTATCGAAGGCGACCTGCGCAAGCGGGCCTTCTACAAGATCGGCGGCGCGATCGGTCACCGCGACGTGAACTCCAGCGCTACCGTGACCGGCTCCAAGATCGGTGCTGGCGAGATGGTCGGCGTGAAGGTTCCGTTCAAATACGGCCCTTACGAGACTACCGAAGAGGCATTCAAGCGTCGCGCTCGCTCGCCTGAAGAGTTCTCCGAGCTGGTTGGTCAGGACTACGCTGACGCGGTGCTGGAAGGCTATATCCAGTACGCGATGGCCGCCCTCAAGGCCTCTATCGGTGCGAACGCCAACATGGTAGCCACCGGGAGCTTTGCCACTGACGGCAAGAAGGTGCTGACCAAGGGCATGCGCAAGTTCGGTGACCGTTTTGGCCGAATCGCGCTCTGGACCATGGATTCGGCCACCTACTTCGACATGGTGGATCAGGCGATCAGCGAAAAGATCTACGAAGAAGCGGGCGTAGTGATCTACGGCGGCCAGCCGGGCACCATGGGCAAACCGGTACTGGTTACCGACACCCATCCCGCCGAAACCATCTTCGGTCTTCAGTCGGGCGCGATTCGCGTAACCGAATCCCAAGCCCCTGGGTTCCGCTCGTACAACATCGACAACCAGGAAAACTTGGCGATGGGCTTCCGGGCCGAGGGTACTTTCAACCTGGACCTGCTGGGCTACAGCTGGGCTGACGCCACTGGCGGCATCAACCCGAACCTGGCTGCCGTGGGGGCGGGCGCCAACTGGGCCAAGTACGCAACCAGCGACAAGGCCACTGCTGGTGTGCTGATCGACCTGGGCACTCCGTAATCACGCATCGGACGACTCTCAACGGGTCGTCCTGGAGAACATCATGGAACTGATCTACACCGCCCAGGCATCGGGGTTCGAGCCAGGCAAGCGTTATCGGAATCCTCAGCACTTTGACCGACCCGAGCCTGGCGTGAAGGCGGTCGTGATCGTAGGTGACTGGCCAAAGGTGGCCGACGCCTATGAAGATGCTGGTGCTGAAGTGACTTTTGTCGAGGCGCTGAAGCGCGTGACCCTCGTCGAAGGCCCGGATCAAGCTGAGCTTGATCGCCTAACTGCAGAGCTGGCCTCTGTCGGGGTGATCGTCGAATCCCTCGCTGCTCAGAGCCTGGAGCGCCCAGAGGGTGAGCTTGGCGAAACAGCCGGGCGCCTTTTCCAGGTGCTGGAAGCGGTCAATGCCGGCATCGCCAGCTTGCAGCGCGAGCGCGACGGCGAAGCCGAGAAAGCCAGATTGCTGCAGAAGCAAGTGGATGACCTGCTGGCCCAGGCAGCCAAGCGTGAGCTCGAGACCGAAGAAGCCCGAGAGGCCAATGAGGTCGACGAGCTTAAAGCCAAGCTGGACGCTGCGAACGTCACCTACCGCGCCAACGCCTCTAAAGAGTCGCTGCAGAAGCAGGTTGCCGAACTCGGCCAGCAGTAATCCCCGGGGCCTTGGCCCCACTCATTCAAGCGGAGGCCTGATGGCTACCTACATCACTGTGGCCGACGTAGACGCCATCCTCGGGCCTGACTGGGAGGCTCCAGAGCTGAAGGACGAGGCGGTCTTCGAGGCGAATGCCTATCTGACTGCGCTCAACCTGGTCGGCATCGACATGGACAACATCCATGACGATGTGAAGCAGGCAGGAGCGCGGCTGGCCAAGTGCGCCTCCCAAGGCAAGCTTTACCAGCAGCAGACCGAGGGCTCGCTCGAGGCGAAGACCGTCAAGGCCGGATCGGTATCGACCAGCAAGACCTTCGGCTCGATCGACAAGGCCAGCACTGTCGCCCAGCCAGCCTGTGTGCAGCTGGCACTGGCGCTGCTGGCGCCATGGCGCAGCAATCCGTTCGCCTTTGCCGTGAAAAGGGGATAGCCATGGGGCTCCGCGACGATATCCAGGCCGACCTGGCCGAGGCCTTCGACGAAGACCTAGCCGATGCGGTATCGACGTTCACCGGTACCTACATGGGGCCCGGCGTCTGGGATCCAGTCAGCGAGACCACCACGGCCCAGCACGTTACCTACACCGGCCGCGGCGTGCTCGATAGCTACGACAGCCGGCGCATCGACGGTTTGAACATCCTGGTGGGCGACGTTCTGCTGATCTGCCTGGCCAATGAGGTCACGGACAAGCCGGCGGTAGGCCACGAGATCACAGCCAACGACCTGATCACGGGAGAGCCGGTTACCTATCGCGTCGTCAGCCCAGGCATCGATCCAGCCAAGGCGCACTACGAAATCCAGCTGAGGAAGTGATCATGGCCAAGAGCAGAGGCTGGAGCACGCCGCCCAGCATGTTCACCGGGGTGGTTGAAGAGCAACTGAGCCAGCGCGTTAGGGTTATCGCCATGGCCATGCTCAACGAGATCGTTCTGCGGTCGCCGGTTGATACCGGGCGCTTCCGTGGTAACAACATCGTCAGCGTCGGGGCGCCGGTGTACACCAGCACCGTGAACGTCGATCCGACTGGCGCTGAGACCGTCCAGAACGGGGTCCGAGCAGTTACCGGCCTGGAGCCGTACACGCAGGTCTTCATCCAAAACAATCTTCCATACGCCCAGGCCCTTGAAGATGGGCATTCGAAGCAGGCTCCTCCGAGAGGAATCTACGAAGTCAGCTTCTACGGCGTATCGCAGGCCTACTCATGACCTTCGAACAGATCCGGGCCATCGTCATTGGCCGCATGCAGCAGTGGTCCGGCATCCCATCCGCGAACGTGGACTACCCGAACAACGTGGCGCCATTCGACCCGGCTGGGATGACCATCTGGGCCCGCCTGGCTGATATCCCTGGCCTGAGCAGCACGCCAGAGGTCGGCAACGGGCCTAGCGTGCGCCGCACTGGCGTACTTGTGATTCAGCTGTTCGTGCCGACCTACAAGGGCACCCTGGCCATCACCAAGGCTGCCGACACCCTGGTGCAGCACTTCGAGTACTACAGCGCGCCAGAAGGGCCGCTGGACTTCTTCGCTGCATCGCCAAGCGTGGTTGGTGACGAAGGTAACGGCTGGTATCAGGTCAACATCTCGCTCCCATACAGGGCCTACTGATGAGCCAGACGATGAAGGTCCGCTTCAATGGCGAAGCGGTAGACCGCGCTGTTGCGCACACCACCAGGGCCATTCAGGAAGACGGATCGATCGTTGAGTACACCGAGCCGCTGCTCGAGCACAACGAGGTCGTATTCAGGCCTGACGACGACCCGTTGCCGATCATCGTGGTCCGCACTATTCCCGCCTGACCACAAGCAAACCCTGCACCGCCACATGGCGGTTTTTTTACGCCTATCGATAGGAGAAACACCCCATGAGTAGCGGTGCAAAACGCTCAACCGCGTGGATTCGCGAAGTTACGCCGGGGATCACCCCGCCGGGCCCATGGAACGTGCTGACCCGCGTCAGCTTCGGCCTGGTGCCCACCTACAACACCGAAGAGAACAACGAGATCGGCGAAACCCGGATGTCGCAGGGCACTGCCCAGACGACTGTGGACGTAGGCGGCGATATCGAAACCAAGTTCCGCTACGGCGCCCTGGACGAGTTCCTGGCCTCCTGCTTCGGCGCGAACTGGGTCGGCAATACCCTGACCATGGGCAACGAGCGAATCTCGTTCTCCATCGCCGCATACGACGCTGACGTGGGTATCGCGGGCATTGCCCGGGGCGCTCAGGTTGACACGATCAACATCGAGGTCCCGAACGACAACGAGATCACCGTCACCACCACGTTCATGGCCACATCGTGGCAGGACAAGGCAGACAACACGTCGTTCATCGTCAGCCCGGCGCCCGAGGCCAACCAGCGGCGCTACGGCTTCAAGGACGTGACCGGGCTGAAGATCAACGGCGTGCAACTGGGTGACGACAACGCGTGCGTTGACACCTTCAACCTGCAGTTCGCCAATAACTCGCAGACCCAGCGATGCATCGGCAACGGCAACCCGTTTGCCGGCAACATCATTCAGACCACCTTCGTGCCGGGCGGCTCGATCACCATGAGCTGGTCCAAGACCGCCTACGAATACTGGAAGGCGCAGCAGACTGGTGACGCAGTGAGCTTCGAGTTCACCCTGAGCAACGCAGACGGGGGCTACACCTTCTTCATCCCTGAGATGGAAGTCAGCGGCGATTGGCCGGACGGCGGCGCCACCGACATCATCCAGGTGGAGCTGAGCTACACCGCTCGCCGCGTGCCGCCGACCATCACCCGCCTGCCGGCACCGATTGTAATCGCTGCTGTAGAGGTGACACCTGCCACCTTGAGTCTGGCCGTTGATGAAACCGCCGACCTCGAGGCCGTAGTCACCCCGGTTGGTGCGAGCCAGCTGGTCGAGTGGACCACCTCGGACCCAGCGGTCGCCAGTGTCAGCGCCACCGGCTTGGTCACCGGCCTGACCGCCGGCACCGCCACCATCACGGCTACCAGCGTCGCAGACGGCACCAAGACCGACACCTGCGCTGTCACCGTCACCGCTTAATCCTTTGCCCGGCGCGCCCTGCGGTGCGCGTCGGGCCTTTTACCGCAGAGGAATACCATGGCTCTTGTCATTTCCCAGGCCCCAAAGTTGGACCTTGAAGGCACGCGGTGGGTGGAAATTGCCCCAGGCGTGAGGATCAAGGTCGGTTCGGCAGCTAATCCGAAGTTCAAGTCTCACCACGCGCTGATCCAGCGGCACCAGGCTATTGTCGATTCTCGCTATGGCGTTGGCACCGAAGGTTTCGACCCGGCGAACGCCGAAATCCAGGACATTGAAAGCATGGATGACATGCTGGTCGATCTGGTGTGCAAGCACATCATTCTCGGCTGGGAAGGGGTGGAAGAGGCTGAGCAGCCGGGCGTGGACACGCCCTACACCAAGGAGCGCGGAAAGCTACTCATTGCCCAGCGTCCAGACGTCTACTTCACTGCCCTGCAGGTGGCTTCTGATATCGCCACGCGGGCTGAGGAGCGGGCCAAAGAGACTGCAAAAAAGCCGTTGAAGCCTACTGCTGGGGGCGAGACTGGGCGGGGGAGGCGAACGAGAAAGCCCGCTGGAAGAGAGAGCGTCTTAAAGGCGTAGAGCCTGTTCCTCCTGAACCTGAAATTGACCCGGTCACCGCCGAGATCCTTGAGGCCTACGGCCACATTGGGAGATCTCGACAGTATGTCGGAATGGTTGGAGCACCCGCCCCGATCTCGCCAGCAATCATCGGTCAGTATCTGGAGCGGTACCCCTCGGCAATTTGCCGGGATGAGTTCGACGCCTCGATATTCGCGCTAGATGACGAGTTCAGGCGGCATTGGGACGAGCAGCAAGAGAGCGCCAAGCCCAAAGCACCGCCGAAAAAACGATAGCCCGCCGAGCGGGTTTTTTTACGCCCGGAGAAAGGCATGGCTCAGGAATCCCGCCTCGCGATAGTCATCGATTCGCGGAACGCACGGCAGCAGATCGATCAGCTTCGGACCAGCCTCAATAGCTTGAGTGATGCCGGCGGCGAGGCTACGGTCAATGTTCGCGGGCTAGGAACTGCCGCGCGCGCCGCTGGCAGCGCACTTGCCGCCCTTGGTGTGGGGGCTGTGACGCGTGAGGTATTGCGCCTCACCGACTCGTTCAAGTCCATGCAGGGCTCGCTGGCACTGGTAAGCACTTCATCCCAGAACGCAAGCGAGTCGTTCCAGAAGCTGCTGGCCATGGCCAACAACACCGGCAGCTCGCTTGAGTCTACCGTGTCCCTGTACGCCCGCTTGGCTAACGCCACTCGCGGCGCAGGGTTCACCCAGGAACAGTTGCTGAACGTCACGGACGCCCTGAACAAGGCTTTCGTGATCTCCGGCGCGACGATGCAGGAGGCTTCGAACGCAGCGATTCAGCTGTCTCAAGGCCTGGCATCTGGCACTCTGCGCGGCGAAGAACTGAACTCTGTGATGGAGCAAGGCCCGCGAATCACTCGTGCCCTAGCGGAGTATCTGGGCGTAACCAACGGCCAGATCCGCCAGATGGCAGCTGACGGCAAAATCACATCTGATGTGGTCACCAACGCGCTCCTAAAATCGCTGTCATCGCTGAACAGTGAATTGGACAAGATGCCGCGTCGGTTCGAGCAGGCCTCTGTCGCGCTGAAGAACAACTTCCTTGCTGCAATCGGTCAGATCAACGTAGACCCGGTAGTGAGCTCGGTAGACGCCCTGGCCAGCTCGCTCGCCAAGCCTGAAGTGGTCATAGGTATCCAGAGCATTGCCAATGCTCTCGGAAGTCTGGTGGCGGTCGGTGGCGATGGCCTGAAGACCGTAGCCGAGAACACCGATGCACTGATGGCGATCACGGGCGCATATGCTGCCAGGGTCGGTACCGGACTTGTCGTATCTCTTGCTGCAGCTACCAAGGCAAGGTATGCGGAAATCGCAGCCACGCAGCAGCAGGTTATCGTAGAGAAACAGGCAGAGGTGGCGTCGACAGCCGCAGCTGCGCAGGCTTCGCGTAAGGCTATGGCTGAAGAGGCCGCAGCTGTAGCTGTGACTCAGCGATCCCTGGCAGAGACATCAGCCGCAAGAGCTGCCCAGGCCAATACCGTGGCCCAACTTCAGGCAGTTCAACAGCAGCTGGCCGCAGATCGCGCACTGGAGGCTCAGCGCCTCCAAGCCCAGATCAATGATGTTGGTCGCCAGCAGTCCCTTACCCGGCTGGCTGAAATTCGCAGGACAGAGGCTGCGATCACATTGCAGCAAGCGGCGGCAGAGCGCGCCCTTAGTCAGGCGGCTGGGCAAGAGGTGCTTATTCAGGGTCAGCTTGCAGCCGGCCAGGCCAGGCTGACAACGCTGCGCGAGGCCGACACGGCTGCTGTCGTGGCGCAAAACGCAGCGCAGGTGCGCCTGAATGCCGCACAGTCGCTTGGCGCCCGGGCTTCAGCAGGTCTAATGGCGCTAGCCGGCGGGCCAATTGGCCTCCTCACCACGGCTATCACTGTGGCAGCAGGCGCGGCCATCTACTTCGCAACAAGCACCGACAGCGCTACTCAATCGCTGATCGACCAGAATCTGACGCTTGATGACTCGATCGCCAAATTCAAGCAGCTGAGCGCCGAACAGCAGCGATTCCAGTCTGCGAAATGGATGGAAGCGCAACGTGACGCGACCAAGGATGCTAGCAGCGCGCTCGATGAGTACTTCACCCGCGCCTTTGATGGTCTGAATTCGCTTGGTGCCAGCGGCGTGGAGTCTGCAGACACCTTCAAGCGCATGTTCGAAGAGGTGAGGAACGGGCAGAGGACGCTCGACTCTCTTACCGGTTGGCTGACCAGCAATACTCAGATATCCGGCGTGTACCGCGATGAGCTGGTCAAGATCGGAGCGGAATACTCGGCCAGCAGCCAGAAGGCTGACGACTACGCCCGCCTGCTGGATCGCAGTAAGACCGCAATGGACGGAGCTACCAGCTCAGCGAAATCTCTGGCGAGCGCGCAGCAGGCTTCTGCGGCTGCGGTTGGTGGTGGTGCGCAGGCCTGGGATAAGTACATCGCCCAACTGACTCAGACCCGTGACTTGGTCGGGGCAAATACCGCCCAAGAAGCTGCATATACTGCAGCGAAGACTGGATTCAACAGTCAGCAGGTCGAGTATGCCCGGCTGATCGGCGAGCAGACTGATCTCCTTAAGCAGTACGAGGAGGCCGTCAAGGAAGGCAAGAAGGCCGATCAGGATAGGCTGCGGGTGCAGCTGACCGCATCGATCACCGCCTCGGAGGCCATCAAGTCGCAAATGGAGAGCCAAGGGCGCTCCATGAAGACCATGGCCGAGAACGCAGAGTCGAGTGCCAAGCGCCAGGTTGACGCCATCCAGACGGTCATTGATCAGACTGTCCGGTACGCAAAAGGCCTTTCACTGGTAGAGAAATATGAGCCAAAGCAGAACCTGCAAGGTGCTAGCCTTCTCACCTTTGGTCAGGCCCAGCCTGCTGCACAATCGCAACCATCGGCAAAAACCAAGACGGTTGCCGAGATGGTTCAAGAGGTTTTGGACCAGATCGATGGGAACACCACCGCTAAGACCAAGACGCCAACCGGGCAGAAAGGCCTATCAAGCAAGCTGAACGAGGCCCAAACAGCTTTCGACAACCTCTACAAGGCCGCTCAGCCTGCAAAGTTCGCCCTGCAAGAGTACGTCGAGCGCCAGTCCCAGCTGGAGCTTCTGCTTTCGAAAGGGAAGATCACTCAGGAGCAGTACAACGAGGCGCTTGCTCAGTCGTCCCTGAAGTATGCCGAAGTTGTTCAAGGGCAGGACGAACACCTTGCTCGACTCAAGCAGATCAACGACCAGTACGTCAAAGGACAGAGCCTTGCTGAGCTATATGCGCAGAAGGCGGCGGCGACCGAGATTCAGGGGCCAGCTGGGAAAATAGCCCAGGCCGGCATCAATGCATCGATCAACAACCAGATATTCAGCGGAAAGCCAAATTCCTCGAATCTGGACGCTTCAATCGGCGGGGCCGGCAGCGAAATTGCGCGAATGGCTCAGGAAAATGAGCAGTTGCAAGCGTGGTACGACCAGCGCATTGCGATGTATCAGCAGTATCGCCAACTTGAGGTGGAAAACGCTGCCCAGTATGACGAGGCGATCCGGCAGCTTGAGGCGAAGCGGAAGGAAGATACGCTGAGCAATGAGCAGGCGATGAATGTTGCCAGGCTGTCGTTGGCCGAAGGGATGTTCGGAGACCTGACCAGTATTGTCGGCACCTTTGCTGGCGAGCAGTCGACGGCCTACAAGGCAATGTTTGCAGTCCAGAAGGCTGCCTCCATCGCTCAGTCATTGATCAGCATCCAGACCGGTATCGCGATGGCTGCTGCCAACCCGTTCCCGCTCAACCTTGCCGCTATGGCAACTGTCGCAGCCGCTACCGCCTCCATCGTTGGAAATATCCAGTCTGTCGGCCTAAATCTGGCGACAGGTGGCTACGTCCGGGGGCCAGGATCGTCTACTTCAGACAGCATCCCGGCAAACCTGAGCAATGGCGAGTTCGTGGTCAATGCTGCCGCGACTCGGAAGAACCGGGCGTTACTGGAGGCGATCAACTCTGGCGAGCGAGTCACAGCTAGCGGCGCCTCGTCATCGGGCTCGAACGGTGGGGGAATGGCACTTACGGTCAACTTGATCGAGGACAAGTCGAATCCAGGGAAGGTTACGCAAACCACGAACGACGACGGCTCGGTGACGCTGCAAATGACGGTGGCCAGCATTATGGGTGAAACCCAGGTGTTTCAGGCCATCAGTACCAAATTCGGACTTCAACCGGTGGGATCATGATCGAATACCCAGCAGAACTGCCGCTACCGCTGCAGGATGGATACGCGCTGGACACCCCTGTCGACCCGATGATGCGGACATCGATGCAGTCTGGGAGGGCCAGGCAGCGGCTGAATTTCGATGAAGTACCGTACCTGATCAACGCCAAATGGAACTGCGACCGCAACCAGATGGCGTTCTTCCAAGGGTGGTACGCCCGCGAGCTGGTGCAGGGGGTTGAGTGGTTCAAAGCCACCCTCCTGACTCCTATTGGCTTCAAGGAATACGAGTGCAGGTTTACGGGTCACTACACTGGGCCGTCGTTGGTGCAGGTCAGCCGCTGGGAATTTTCGGCGGTCCTTGAGCTGCGTGAGCCGCCACTGATGAATCCGGGCTGGGAGGAGTTCCCGCAGTACTGGTTCATGATGAACATCATCGACCTTGCGCTTAACCGCGAATGGCCGCTGATGCACTTCGATTACCCGACCTACGCGGCGGCCATGGCAGCGATCAGAACCATGCGCCCTGGCTTGCAAATCACTATCGAAGCAGACGAAACACAGGGAGGGCAGCATGCCGTTTACAACGTCGTGCGAGCTGATAGCCCATCGCTCATTCTCGACTTCATGGCCCAGGTCTACAAGGCTGGGCAGCCAAACGACTACCTGGTATTGGTGAGGGCCTATGGAAGCTAAAGCGTTCAGCGACCTGATCTCCTTTTCAAGGGCATCGGTAGCTAGGTATTTCAACAGCGCCGGCTTGATGATTCAGGCTGCTGTGAATGAGCCTCGATTCGAATACAACCCTATTACTGGTGCGCTGCTTGGACTGAAGATGGAGCCACAGCGCACCAATGCGTTTACTTATTCTCAAGATTTCAGCAACGCTGCTTGGGTCAAGACTCGCACCACAGTTTCCGGTGCATCGACTGCCCCTGATGGTACTAATACAGCGCAAACTATTACGCTGTCAGACCCAAGCGGATCCAACTATTTATATCGTACCAACATTGCATGGACTGCTGGTGTAGTATATGCCGTGAGTTGCTATGTAAAGGCAGGAACCCAAAGCATAGCCCAGCTGCAAATGAACCCGGCAGCATTTGGTGGAACTAACCAAGTTAACTTTGACGTATCTGGAAATGGTTCGTTTGTCGTAACTGGTTCCGGTAGCGCAGGCACAGTAGCGCGAATAGAAAAATTGCTCAACGGTTGGTTTAGGTGCTCAATGACCGCCCAAGCAACTACCACTGTTGCCGCTGCAAACTGGATCGTAATCAGCCAACCTGCTGTCGCTGGCAATACCTATCTGTTGTGGGGAATGCAATACGAAATTGGTCATGGTGCTACATCCTACATTGCTACAACTTCTGTTTCGGCAACCCGCAACAGTGATGTGGCATGGGTTAATGAAATGTCACCATGGTTGCGACAGGGTGAAGGCACATTATATACCGAGGCTGTTTCATACGGAGGTCAGACGTTCCATGGCAGCCTTGGCAACACGGTAGGTTCTGGAGGCCGTATCGCGAATTGGCGCAGCGCCGCAGGTTCGGTAAATAGTCAGGTATATGCGGATGACCTAAGCATATCATTCAGTGCGGCATTAGCTAATGTTGGTGTTGGGGCAGTTATGAAACAGGCCACCGCGTACAGGCGAAATGATTTTCAAGCATCTGCGAATGGTACCCAGTCTCTTATGAGTATAATCGGGGAAGTTCCAACCGTATCAAGACTTAGTATAGGGTCGCGGGGAATTGCTACGGACGGTCTTAACGGGTATATCAGCAAGGTCGCGTACTACCCTTACCGCCTCAGTGCCTCAGAACTGCAAGCGATCACGACATGACGATACTCCAAGACACCTATCGCGAGGCCATTGCGTCGGGCGGTAAAGAGGCGTTCGTCCGCACTCTGGAGATTGCCTGCCCGGCCTGGGATGCGCCGGTGCTGATATGCAACGGCTTCAAGGATCGGATCTGCGGCACAGAAGACGGGCGCCTACTAACCTTTACGGCAGCCAACATTGGCATTGCGTTACCGCAGAAGAACAACAAGGGCAATCAGGCCCTGGCGTTTGCAGTGGACAACACAACAGGGGAGGTCCAGCGCAAAGCTGACCAGGCCCTGGACGGCAACGCCCGAGTTACCGCGATTTACCGGGTCTACCTGGCCAGCGACACCTCAAGTCCATGCGATAGGCCGTACCGAATGAGTGTGGACAGCGACTCGTTCGAGCAGAACCAGGCAACTCTCCAGTGCGGCTTCTTCGATGTCATCGGCACCGGTTGGCCACGCGCGCTTTACACCACCAAGTTCGTACCTGGCCTAACCTACCTCTAAGGGCAATCCCTATGGAATGGATCAACAAATACCTGTCCTGCAGGTATGAGGACGGCGCTCGCGGTCCAGAATTGTTCGATTGCTGGGGGTTGGTGCGGGACGCGCGCCATCGTCACCTGGGCAAGCGTCTGCTGCCCAGTTGGGGGCATGTTCGCAATACCGAGCCCAAGGAGTTCACCCGGGCCTATCGGGCCGAAGCCGAGCACATGGAGGTTTGCCAACCAGAGCCTGGGGCGATCGCTGCGGTAATGCGCGGCCTGATCTGCGTGCACGTAGCCCTGGTTGTTGAGGTTGGTGGCCGGCTCAAGGTTCTTGAGATCAACCCGGCGCGCGGCGCCCGGTGCCTGCCGCTTTCACAGTGGCAGCGCGACCACAACACCGTCATCTACTATCGGGACCGACAATGATCGCAATCTTCCCCAACAAGATCGTGCCGTTCCCGACCGAGACTTATGAGGTCACGTCTCGGCAGAGCCTGCTGGTCTGGTTTCGCGCTGACGGCCTACCGGAGCAGGTAGAGCCTTCGGCGCTGCCGCTGAGCGTCTTCGTAAACGGAGAGCGTGCGCTACCGACCCAGTGGGCGACCATTGAGTTCGGGCCCGAGGATCGTGTCGAAATCTACCGGGAGCCGAAAGGCACCGACCCGTTTTCGATCACTTTGGCGCTGGTATTCGGTGCCAAAGCGGTGCTGGGCGCGCTGATGCCAAAAATGCCTTCGCTGAACAGCGGGGGCAACACGAAGCGCGGTAATGACCTGGGTCTGGCCACGGTCAAGGGCAACCAGGTAAAGCTCAACTCCGTTATCCGCGAAATCGCTGGACGTCAGCGCCCATATCCGGATTACGCCCTGCCGCCGAATCGGTATTTCGACGATCCACGCTCCCAGTGGATCGAGATGTTGTTGGTCGTTGGCCGAGGCACCTATGACATTCCATTGAGCAGCGTGCTGATCGGTGATACACCGGTGATCTCCCTGGGCGCAGACGCGCAGATGGTGATCTATCAGCCAGGCGACGATCTTTCCTACGAAACGGCTGCCAGGTGGTGGCATTCAGCTCCCGAAGTTGGGGCTACCTCCACCGGTACCGCTGGCATCGAGCTGAAGGCAACCTACGCCGTCAATCCGGTGCCCACGGCCCAGTCTTTCCAGTTCTCCGGCTACACGGTAACCGTGCCGGCCGGTGCCGGCCAGTTCCCGGAAGGATGGGCGGCAGGGATGCTGGTGCGTATTGAAGTCTCGTACCCCTACGATGTTATTGAAGGTGGGGCAGGACGAGATGTCATTCGCGGCAATCTTGACCAGATCGCGCCATACGTGGGCATGCCTATCGAGATCACCGGCGCAAATGCCGGCAACTACACGGTGGCAAGCTTCACGGCTGGCGTTGGCGGCGCGCCAGACGAGATGACCCTGGATTGGCAGGACGGCGGCCCGGCCACGGGACTCCAGATCGGATCTTCCCTGCAGATGGGCATAGGCATCCGTGGGCTGCGGTACCGCATCACGGCGGCGAGCACGGCGGCCATTACGGTTGAGCGGATCAATGCCGCTGGCGTAGCCGACACAACCTGGCCCGGGTTTGATGCGCTGACCACGGCGACGGCTGTGTTGCGCCTGGACGGATCCACCCAAGAGGGGGATTGGTCAGGTCCGTTCCCCGCCTGCCCGCCAGGTACGACCACGCGGCGCATCGCTTGGGACATCTTTTTCCCGCAAGGCTTGGTGCACGTGGGCGGGAAGGGTGATCTGAACGCGCTGGAAGTGACCGTGGAGATGCAGTACCGCGATATCACGACGGCAGGCGCCTGGACCTCGGAAACCAAGATTTACTCGGCTGCCACACTCGACCAGCTCGGATTTACCAATTACACCAACATCCCCACGGACATCAGGCCCGAGGTGCGCATCCGCAGGATCGGCGCCAAGTCGACTAGCACCCAGGATGCAAACACCGTGCAGTGGTATGGCCTGCGGTCCAACCTGGACGCGCCGGTCAAATATGACGGTGTCACCCTTATCGCCTTGCGCGTGAAAGGCGGCAACCGGATCGCTTCGCAGTCCGAGAGTCAGGTTTCCTGCATCGCCACACGCAAGCTACCAACGCGAAGAGGCGGGGCCTGGACTGATCCTGAGCCAACTCGTGATATCTCCGCCTGGTTTGGCTACATCGCCAAGAGCGTCGGCTATTCGGTCGAGGATGGAAATTCAGACATCGATCTGGATGAACTGGACCGCCTGCAAGCCATCTGGACCGCCCGCGGTGATTACTACGACAGGACTATCGAGTCGGCCAGCACGGTGAAGGCCTGCATGATCGAGGCCCTACAAGCAGGATTTGCGGAGCTGACCATTGACAGAGGCCTTCTGCGGCCCGTCAGGGATGAGAAGCGCGGCCCGGGCTTCGATCATGAGTATTCACCGCTGTTCAACCCACAGGTCATGACCAAGCCGCTGAAGCGCGAGGCTGAGCACGTCACCGCCGATGACTTTGATGGCGTGGATGTTGAGTACCTCAGTTCGACTACCTGGCAGATAGAGACGATTGAGTGCCGACTGCCAGGGGATCTCGGCTTACGCACTGAGAAGATCAAGGTCGAGGGCATCAGCGATGAAACTCGTGCGTGGCGCTACGGCATGCGCCGGCGCCGGCAGCAGGTCTATCAACGCAAGCGCTACAGCTTCTCGACCGAACTGGATGCCCTGAACAGCGGGTACCTCGACTACGCATTGCTCGGCGACACCACCCCAGGGTACGGGCAGAGCGCAATGCTCAAGGGCTTCGCGCCGCTGGGAAGTCAGCAAATGCTGGTGTCCTCCGAGCGGCTCATCTGGTCGCCTGGCGTCGAGCACTGGGTGGCGCTGAGACGGAAAGACGGCAGCGCCTCCGGTCCGTACGTCGCAACCCGCATCGATGACTATCGCATGACCATCAGCAGCCTGGATTTCACACCTGTGCTAGACAGCGCTATGGACGCGCCTGTGCTGCAGTTCGGTCCGAAGGCGACATTCTGCTACCCGGCGCTTATCAAGGAAGTGAACCCAAGCGGTACCGTCAGTTGCAACGTGACTGCAGTGAACTACGACGAACGCGTCTACATGGACGACGACAACTTCCCGCCGGCTTGACCTTAAAAACCTGAGCATGCCCGCCATCGGCGGGCTTTTTCTCGCCTGGAGACAGCATGCGATACAACACTAGCAACCCTGTTGAGCCAAATGGGTCGGATGATCCGCGGGACCTACACGACAACACCCAGGTGTTTGATAAATTTGTCACCTCTCCAAATTTCTCAGAGAAGGACCGATTGGGCGTTGACCGCCTAACCTGGGCTGGCGCTGAAAATGAATGGCGGCAGATGTTACAAGGTTCAGGCTTCGAAACAGTCCATCTGTCCTATGTGGACGGGGCTGCCCTTACGGTTTCGAGGCCTACGCAACTGGTCGATAGAGCCGGAATCACTTACAGCGTAAAGCTGCCCGCCAACTTCCCATTGACGCTTGGTGGGAATTGGGCGGCAGACCAGGCCCTGCTTACTGATAGAGCCGATAATCCGCTCCGACAGCAACTATCAAGCGTCTCAGATCCAACCCTCGGCGCTGCGCTGATTGGTCGTTCCAGCGTGACCATCGCGTCCATCAAGGAAATTGGTGCGCAGCTCAAAGACTCGACCCGAATCCTTGATCTTCAGTCATATCACCCCGGCCGCACCTATGGTGGTGGCAAGCTTATGTGGGCGCCATCCGTACCG